CATATGAAGAATTGAAGAAGCGTCTTGGTTACGTTCTTGGAAATGCTGCACCTCGTCAAGATGCAGAAGTTGAAGATGAAGTTGAAATCATCGAGAGAGAAAGAGCAGAGCAAGTTGTTACTGCTGCTACTACATCTACCTCAGCACCAGTTACTGCTGCTGCAGAATCAGATGAAGAGGATACTCTTTCATACTTCGCTAGACTTGCTGAAGAGTGAGATACAATCAACTCTGTCTAACATTGTTAGTCATAGCAGCATATTTAAATTTACTACTTAAGTAGAATCAGACCGTAGAGAAATCTACGGTTTTTTTATTTCTGTATTTGACCTTTCTTTTTGTTTTCTTGCTCCTCTGCTCCTCTTAAAAATGCCATATAAATTGCCCTTGCTCTGGTCATTTTTTTGTCTCCAAGATCTTTAGAACCTTTTCTTAAATTTTCTCTTTGAGAAATAACTCTCCTATTATCAGATGCATCACCTGGATGAATCTTATGAAATCTATCTGTGTATTTCTTTTTATCCATCTGAGGCATGATATGATCCACATCATACTGTTCACCAGAATCTTGTGATTGTTGCTGTGCGTCTGCTCTTTGATCTCTTTTCCTTTTTCTTTCAATATTTAATGCTGTTCTTGCAATTTTTTTAGTATCTGGTATGAGATTTCTATTTCCATAATCAACTAGATCTCGCATTGTAATTGGTTTCATTACAGATCCTCTTCTCTGTCTTTGACCCTTCAATCTATCTTTAAGAATAGGATGATGGTGCCCACCACCTTTGTTCCTAACGACATAATCATCAGGATTTTCTTTTTCTTGACGCATTTTCTCAGCATCTTCTTTTGAACGTATTGTTCTTACTTCAAATATAAGTTGCAGATAAGTTTTCATGGTCAGTTCGGATCTGTGTTTCTTGTATTCTCTGTTTGTATTAAATCAACATCAATGAATTGTGATGAATCTGTATACCTCATAATGTCTTTCATATCATTTAAAAATACTTGTAAATAATCTGGAGATATAATGTATATGGATCTTTTTGCATCATTCAACTTACTTTCATATTCATAATTAGTGACTCCACCCACAGGATTTAAAGTTGCGGTAGGTGATGATGGATCTGGTATTGTAAATCCTGAGTCAACAACTTTGCCTTTTGGAAGTATCAATCTACCACTTGAGTCTTTGACCTCTTTTGTTTCGTAGTGTCGAATTTGGTTAAGATCATTACCATATTTATTAGATGCAAACTCATACATCTCACGACTATCCAATGGCCACTCATCTCTAACGTTGATTATGTTAGCACTAGTTAGTACAACCCAATCTAACTCTGGATCCCCATATACATTATCTGCAACTTGATCAGGTCTCATACCTTCCGTTATGTAATAATCTATTAATGATGTAAAAATATATCTTAAATCATCACGAAGTTTTGCTCTACGAAATAAATTTTTAACTTGAACATAATCTTGAGAGGAGGATCTGTCTGATAATGTTGATTGATAATTTAAATCTGGTAACTCTCTAAAGTAAGTCATTAGTATCCAACTCCCTCCCCTGCGTCATCATAATCTTCCTGATAAACTGGATTTACTTCTTGGAATGAACAACTCACAGTCATGTGTGTAGGTGTACCATCGTAGAATGTAGAATAAGTTCCAGATTGTGAATAATTTATCTTCATGTCAGTAAGATGACTTGGAAGAAATTTATTTAAAAATGGGTGCTCTTTCGACCCTTTCATGTATTGAAGTTGAAAGATATCAGGTTGTTTGATAAATATTCCCTTCCCAGTCTTTTTATTATTTCGGGCAGCCATAGATCTTTTTAAAACTTTAATAATCTTTTTAACTTCCTGACCTTCATCATAATTACGAGGAAAAAATTCAAATGTAAATGGAAACTGTCTTAATTTAACACCTTGAAATAATGATTCTAAGTTTGGATTAAGTATTGCTCCACTTGCCCTTGCGATAAGTTGATTTGCAGTAACATTACCACCTAATGCACCAATCGCACGACCAGCGATTGCAGCTGCAATTGCATCAGTGTTTTGAGTAACTACATCCACTCCCTCATTGGTAAGAAGTCTAAGTGTATCTGATATTAAACCAAAAGAAGGATTTTCAATACCTGTTTGAATGAGTGCTGCACCAACTGCCTCAAGTGGATCTAATCTACCACTATCATATTGAACAGAGTTTGCATCTTGAATCTGTCTTGGTATTGGGAGGTATATTGTATGTTTTGGATTTTTTAAAGCTGTTGCGTTTGATTGAGATGCAGTTGTAAGATTGAAACTACCTGTGCCTCTTTCAATTTTAGCGTTTTGTTTACCATTATCAAGTACATCATTAATATCTTTGTTTGGGTCTATCTTATTAACACTCGCTAATCCTTCTAAATTAAGGTTTGGTGGAGTGTATGTTGCGATTGATATCTTGAGAAAATCCATACCATCTTCTATAGCTGAAAATGGATATCTCAATCTTTTAGGAAGACCTCCTGTGTCACCATAATTAACATCTGGATCTAAACCTTCCTCTCTTTTTTTAATATTTTCAGTGACAGTGGCTCTATCAGGAAACCTTTTAGTGTTTTTATACACTCTATTAGCTTCTTTTTGTTTAGTTGGATCAACGTAAAAATTTACAGCCATTTTCACACTTTTGAACTATTTAGGTGGTTTCATTTGGAAATTCTGAAAAGGTATCAATTCAAGGTCTTTTAACTCATCTGCAGTTACCTCATACAATCCACCTTGCACCTCTGGATATGTATATTTTCTATTTCTACCCCAGTGAAAGTTGTATGCTATGAACCCGTATGAGAATACTTCGGTTACTTGAACCAATGGATTCAAATCAAATCTAATTTCTGGTGTCTTCGCCATGTATCGAAACACATAGTAAGAACCTGGTATAGGTACTACAGGACCTTCAGTTAAAACTGTTTTAACTCGTGTCGCAAGTTCGTCTGGATTTTTAATTGAAACAAGACTATCTGATATTGGACGGATACGATTTCCAATCGTGTCTTCAGGTCTGTCTTCTTCATACAAACCTTCATCTACTAATTTTTGTCTTAGTCTAAGTAGTGCTTTTGGGGATAGTCGTGTTGCTCTACGTGCCATATTTTATACCTAACTCTTTCTCTGTGAAGACTTTAAATTCATATCCACGATCTTTACACCACTCATCTGCAGCTTCCCATTTTGCTTGATTCTTTGCGTATTCATATGCTTCACGTAAATAACCCTTTGTTTGTCTTTTTGGTTTTGCTGGTGGTTTAGTTTGTCTATTTGGTTTTATCTCTATTATATATTTTTTGATTGCACCCGTGCTCTCTTTTACTTTGATATAGAAATCTGGAAAGTATCTGTGTGGTCTATTATCAATCGGTGAACGATACCAAACATACATTTCTTCACTTCCCCATTCAAGTATTCTTTCATTATTATCACAATATACCATAAACTTTCTCTCCCAAAGTGACCTGTAAACTATGTTCGTGGGATTACCTTTATACTTTCGGGGATAAGATGGTTGATATTTACCCTTATAAGCCATCTAAATAATAATAAGACAAGTTTTAGGTATTTAGAGTGGTTAAACCTCGTAGAATAGCAGATTTTAAACCTACGTTCACTAATTTAGCACAAACATCACACTATCAAGTTATCTTTGCTGGATTACCACTTGGTGTTAGGCAACATTTGAATGTAAGAAATGTGGATTATAGATTCATTACTGAAACATCAGGTTTGCTTTGTAGTAATGCTGTATTGCCTGGATCTGCGTTAGCAACAGCAGATGTTATAGGGAACTATACTGGTGTATCAGAGAGAATGGCTCATACGAAGATATTCAACAAAATAAATTTAGAATTTTATGTAGATAATGAATATAAGAGTCTTAAATTTTTAGAGCATTGGATAGAATTTATCGCTAATGGTTCTGGTCAAGATCAATCAAGAAAAAATTATTACCATAGAATGGAATATCCTGATGACTATAAGGCATATGGAACGAAGATAATAAAATTTGATAGAGATTATAAAGAAGAAATGGTCTATACTTTTTTTGGTTTATTCCCACAGGCTGTTAACAATGTTCCTGTTAAGTATGAAGGATCAGAGGTTCTTAAAGTAAACGCTATATTTGTGTTTGATAGATATGCTGCAGGTAAATTTTCTAGTTACGATAGGTATCGAGGTAACTATAATAATTTAAAAGATACTTTTGCTAAGAAAGATCAAACTAAAAATGAGGTGAAAGCATTAATGGATGATACTGGTTTAACTAAACCAGAAGCTGAGGTAATACAAGCAGGTGGATTCAATGAATATACTATTGGATAACCCTTCTATATAATATACAAATTTGTAATATATCATGCCTTTACCAAAGATTAGTACCCCGACATATGAGTTGGAAATTCCGTCAACTAAGAAAAAAATAAGATACAGACCTTTTTTAGTTAAGGAGGAAAAGATACTTATTATAGCGATGGAGAGTCAATCTGATACTGAGATTGCAAATGCAGTTAAGGATGTTTTGTCCACTTGTATCTTAACTAAGGGAGTGGATGTCGAAACTCTCTCAACTTTTGATATAGAATATATCTTTTTAAACATCAGAGGAAAATCTGTTGGGGAAGATGTTGAAGTTCTTGTCACTTGCCCTGATGACGAGAAAACAAAAGTGCCTATCCGTATCAATCTTGATGATATAAAAATTTCTAATTCAAAGGATCATAGCAGAGATATAAAGTTAGATGATCAACTCAAGATGAGAATGAAATATCCTTCAATAAATCAATTTATTAAGAGCAACTTTGTAGTTGGTGATATCAAACCTGAAGATACTTTTGATTTGATCATATCTTGCATCGAACAAGTTTACAATGAAGAGGAGTCTTGGTCAACTTCTGATTGTACAAAGGATGAAATGAATGATTTTCTTGATCAATTAAATTCTAATCAATTTAAAGAAATTGAAAAGTTTTTTGATACAATGCCTAAATTATCACATACTTTAAAAGTAAAGAATCCAAATACAAATGTTGTAAATGATGTAAAACTGGAGGGATTGTCCGCTTTTTTCGGGTAAGTATGGCTCATGAAGATCTTGAGTCATACTTCAAAACTAATTTTGCTTTGATGCAACACCATAAATATAGCTTGACAGAGCTTGAAAACATGATTCCTTGGGAGAGAGAAGTTTATCTCACCTTACTTCAACAATACATTGAGGAAGAAAATCTTAAAGCACAACAGGAACAAGGTCTAAATGGATGAAGATCAAGTAAATGAGGAACAGGGTAGTAACCCAGAGCGTCAAGAAGTTACTTTTGCTCAGGCATCAGATAGAGATGAACCCAGTAGAGGTATGTTTTCTGCTGTCCGTAGATCTGATCCTATTAATCTTTATTCATTTTTAGGTAAACAAAATGATGATGTTAATGAAAGAATAAATGGAATACAAACACAACTAGTAACTTTAAATAATAACAATAAGCAACAGTCATCTAATTTTGAAGCAAATTTATTAAAGATAACAATGTCTATCCAAACCCTTGAGCAGGGTTTGAAGGCAGTTTCTGATAAACTTGAATTATCACAGCAGTTAGAAAAGATAAGAGATGCAAATGAAAAGAAAAGAGAGCAACAATTAGCAGAGCAACAGTTAAGAGAAGGGAAGGAGAGTTTGATAGAAAAGAAAATGCAAACTGCATTAGCTGCCCCCTTACAAAAGATTGGTGCACAAGCACAATCAATCTTAGGAAATATCATGAAGTTCTTCAATACTATTTTACTAGGTATTATAGGAACAAGAGGTATTCAAGTTTTAGGTGCACTAATCAGTGGAAATAAAGAAAAAATTGAAGAGATTAAAGGAAAAATATTAAAAGAGTTAGGTGTAGCGACTGGTATATTTGTAGCAATAAATGGTGGATTAGCTATCGCATTGAGATCTGTGATTAGATTGACTGCGTTTGTTTCAAGAGTTGCATTTACAAATTTGTTAGCGAGACCAATAAGGGCGATATTTGATTTAATTGCAAGAGGGACTCTACTCAAAGGATTATCTAATGCTGCTGGTGGTAGTGGTGGTGTTCCTCCTGGTGTGCCTGGTGGTGGAAATCAAAAAACCAAAACGACACAAAAGGGTAAAGTAAAAGCAAGTAAATCGTTTGGTTTCGGTAGATATTTTTTCCCAGCCGCCACTGCTGGAATTCGTATATTCGATGAATATCAGAGTGGTGAAAGGGATCCAGCCAAACTCATCACTGCTGGAATAATTGATGCTGCTTCAATTTTATTATTACAAAGATTAAAATTACCATTTTTTGCCACTTTAGGACTATTCAGTCTTTCAAGGGGACCTGTTGATTCACTTATTGATGCATCTCAAAAATTAATAAGTGGTGACACTATTGACCAAATTGGTGGTCAAGTTCAAGAGAGACAATTAGAACTTAGAAATAAATCAAATAAAGTTGTTGTCGTTGATGATGAAAATGAAGATACTAATGTAGTTACTGGGTCAGCAGGAATAGTAGATGCGTCAGCATTGCTTGCTGTTGCTAGTGGTAATTCAGATAATCCATACATTATGAATTCAATCATTCAGTATAACATAATATTATGAAGATAACATCAATTAACTTATCTAAAATAAACAAGGCAGTTACTGGAATAACTGAAACTGTTCGCAGAAGTAAAGTAATCATTGACGGTATTTCTGAGAAAGTAAATAAGTCAAACGAAAATATAAAAAATAGAATATCAGACGCAACAAAGTTGTTTCAAATGAGAAGACAGGCAGCGAGAAGAAAGGAGAGAGAAGATCTTATTGAAGCGTCAGGGATTGGTGGTGCGATAAAAAGAACAAATAAAATTGTTTCATCAAGCACAAGAGGATTTTTAGGTAGAATATTAGATTTTATAGGCACAATTTTAATTGGTTGGGCTGTGGTAAACATACCAAAAATTGTAGCTTTAGCCAAAAATCTATTTAAAAGGATGCAAAAATTCTTTAAAGTAATTACTGGATTTACAGAGGGTCTTAGAGAATTTTATACTAAGTTTACAACTGAATTGAGTGCGATCATGTCCAATTTATCACAGATTGATTTGCAACCAGTTTCCGATCAAATATCTAATATAATTTTAAGACTGCAGAACGCTTTCAAAAGAATGGAAAATGGATTTATACGTGAAATTTTGTCATTTAATAGAATGACTGAAAAGGATCTAATTAATTACTTTAACATAGATTTTAGCGAAGAAGAGAGAGAGGTGATTGAAGAAGAAATTGAAGAGGAGATTGGTCAGGAACAATTTGAAAATTTACCAAAAAATATTCAAGATGCAATAAAGTTATACATATCTCAAACCGATGATAAGACTCTAGACGAATATGATAAAAGAGATATTTTAAGTGGTGATATCAAAAATATAGAGGCAATGTTGAGAGATAAAAACATTGTTCCATTCACTAATGATGATGGTGAGACAGAATATAGAATTAAAACGGAAGAAGATGATAGGACGATGGAAAATTTAAAAAATTTCTTCAATAATCTGTTTAAAGGTCAAGAAGCAAAGGCAGGTACACTTGAAGAGGCTGAAGTTGATATTGCAAATCTTAAAAGAGAGCGTAATCTGGTTTCAGATGATGCAGCGTCTAACACAATAATATACAAAAGAAAAAATAAAAGAAGAAATCAAAGAGATCAAAAAGTGGGATATGAAACTAAC